GCCGAAAGGCCGCTGACCTTGGGCATGCGATCCTTGACTTCGCGCTCCACCAGCAGCGTTGCCTGCGTCATGGTGCCGAGCAGCTCGCGCCGCGTCTGCTCTGGCGCCTGTGCCCACCCGCGCTGCAGCGCATCGAGCGCCGCCATGCTGACGTGCAGGCTGCTCACAGCTGGCCCCTTGTCCACCGGTTGCGCGGGCGGCCCGGCCAGTTACCTACCGCCGCCGCCGCCATCGAACTCGCACTGCCGGCGCTTTTCGCCCCCAAATGTGCGTAAGGGTCGGGCTGGCCGGTGCCGATAAAGTAGGCCGAGCGGTATTCCTTGGCGCGCGCCGCATAGTCGCGGGAGCGGCTTTCGGTGCTGCTCGAATCAGCGTTGATGGTGGTTTCTCGCTGGCCGCTGTAATAAGCGGCCAACTGGTTGCACAACTGCCAAGCCGCATGGCTGGCCACCGGCAGTCGGTGCAGCGGCGGGATGGTGTCCACCGCATCCGAAAGCAGGTGCCCCGTGGTGTAGGTCAGTTGCACTACAGCACCTTCAGGCAGCGCATCGACACACTCCAACCCCCAGCCATCGGGCGTGCGGTAGCTGTCGATAACGACCGGCTGGCCCGCATAAAGCGCATGCTTGACGGCGCTAAAGTCGCCCCAGTCCGCAGGCACCGGGCCAAACACGCCCGCAACCGGCCAGGTGATGTTGAGCACCAGCGTGCGCAGACAGTCAACGCTGTAGCGCACCCGCGCCTGCTCGATGGCACGGTTGCGTGCCTCGGCGCTCACGGTGCCGCTCTGGTCGCGCACCATGTCGTCCACCAGCGCCTGAAAGTCTGCGAGCGCCATGATCAGGCCACCACGGCTTTGGTGGTGCCCTTGTAGCCATCGACCAGCACGCCACCGCCATAAATATGGCGAATCTTGTACGTGACCTTGTCGTTAGAAAACAGCGAGCCGACGTTGGCCATGTCCTGCACGAACAGCTCGGGGTCTTCCTTGCCACCCAGGAAACCGATTTCCACGACCGGCAACATCATCGGGTTGGCCACCGTACACCAGTCATTGGCGTCGGTCCAGTAGTCCACCGGGATCACTTCCGAGTTGATCGACTGGACAAAGGTCTTGTCCAAATTCTGGTTGCGAACGAACAAATCGTAGGCTTTTTCCTGCAGCTCGAAAGGCACAAGGATAGAGCCAGGCCCGGTGGCCAGGCGCTTGCCGCTGCCCGCCCGCGTCTGTTTGAGCATGGCCAGGCGGTGCTTGGCAAACTCGGTGGCGTCCAGCGCCGCAGTGAACAGGTTGGCGTGATCTGCGTGGTACAGCGCCTTGGCGTCGTAAATCGCCCCATTGCTGCGGAAAAAGTCGAACACGAATTCGTACAGCGTGTTCTTTGCCGCCAGTGCCAGCTCCAGCGGAATGCGGCGGATGGCCTGGACATCGTCGTTGGTGATGGCTTCGAGCGTCACATCTTCGGTGCCGCCGCGCTTGGTAGCCGCATAGGTCGCTTTGTCATCGCTGGGCGACGTCAGGGCCGTATAGGGGTCGCCCTGGGCCACGGTCGGCAAATTGCCATAGCCGCCGATACGCACACGCTCTTGCGTGCGAAAGTCGTTCACCGGCCCGGATACGGCGACCTTGCGCCAGGCGTCCAAGTTGGTCATACCGGTGTAGAGGGCTTGCATGCGGCGCGTGATGGAGTCGCCCAACGCATTGGCAAAGCTGCCCGTGCCGATGGATTCACGGAAATCCTCGCCCAGGCTCTCGCGCAGGCGGCCCATGTCCACGTCTTCCAGCCGCCCCGTCACGCGGCGGTCGCCGGTGATCTCGACATAGCACTCGCGGAACGAGCTCACGTTGCGGTGTTCCTTATGCGCCGGGTCAAAAAAGGCGTCCAGCATGTCGTGCATGCCCAGGCTGCGGTCGCCCACCTGGATGCTGCCGTTGCCGAACATCGGCACACGCACCGCGCCGCTTTCGGTGAAGCGCGCCAGGTAGTCGCCTTCGGACTTGATGGCGGCATCGACTTCGGCTTCAGTGAATCGCTCGGATGCCGAAAACTGCGCCTGCAGCCGCTCTTTGGCGGGCTGGGGCAAGCGGCTGGCGCTGATTTTGGTGCTGGCCGTTTGGCGCAGGGTGAACATTTGCAGCTCGGCGCGGGTCACCGGGGCGTTGTCGCCCTGGGCTTCCTTGAAGCGCTGCGTGCCCGGCTCGGCTGGCACCAGCGCGCCGCAAATGGCTTCATGCAGGTTGACCAGCTCATCGTCGCCAATCGTGGCGGGGTTGATGGCGGCATGCTTTTGAGGGTCTTTGGCCTTGATGGCTTCGAGCAGGCGTTGTTTCCAGAGAGGCATTGCAGTTCCTTGAGTGGTGGGAGTTGAGTCGGCGGCGGCTTCGGTCAAGCGATCCAGGCCGCCGCCAGCGCCCGGTTCGACGATCAGGTCAACGGAGTGAACCTTTGTGAACTTCACCGCTTCACGCAGCTTTTCGCCTCCGTCCATGCGCTGGCGGGTGCGCGCCGTGGCGTCGATGGACAGGCCCAGCAAGTCCTGCATGCCGCGCTTGACCGCTTCGGTCATCTTGGTGACGGCGGCATCGTTGGGGTCCAGCGCCTTGAAGGTGCCGGTCAGCACGCCGGTGTCAGTCGTCTTGCCTTCGACAAAGCGCACGCTGTAGATCCCGCCAATCAGCGAGCGCACATCCTTTCCCTTGCCCGCCAGGTGCTCGGCGTCGGACTTGGCAAACACCCGCACGCCCTCAAACATCGGCGCGGCTTCGCGCAGGGAGGCATCGGTGTAATAGTTGCGGTTGCCGCTGCGCCCGGCGCGGATCAGCGTGACGGCAATAGAGCCGTCAGCCGCTTCCTGGAATGCGCCCACGTCTTGGGCAGTGCCTGCCAGCGCCGGCACTGAGGCCGGTGCTGGCGCGGCTGCTGTGGGCACGTACTGCTCAATCACTTCAACAGGCGCAGACAGCACGACCTGGTCAATGCCGTCAATGGCCTTGATGGTGTAGCCATACTGGTAATACCGGCCATCCCTTTCGATGATGGTGCGGTCGCTGTAGATGGCCTCGATGCTCACATAGCAGCGCTGCTCGGGCAGCCTGCCGTTGTTGATCAGGTTGGAGATGGCGCTGCGCACCATGTCGATGAGTTGGCGAAAGTCGCGTTCCGGCGTAGCAGCCGCTTCGCGCATCGCGGCGTCCACCGCGCCCGGCGTGCGCAGCCCGCCCTGGGCGGCCAGCGCGGCAATGAGTTGAGCAAGCGTCATGATGGCTTACTCGCCTGCGCTGGCGCTGGTCAGTTTCTTCCCGTCCTTCGTGACCACGACAACGTAGCTGCCGTAATCCTTGAAGCTCAGCACCTCAGCGGCTTGCACCGCCACATCCTTGGCGCGCGGCACCTTGACAGGCTTGCCTGCCTCATCCTTGCCGTCCACCATTTCGATGACCGTGCGGCGCACGCGCTTGGCGGCTTCGTCCACCGTCATCGGTTTGGTCAGCTTGATATTGTCTTGATCGGCCATCGTCACTCCAGGTAATCCGCCGCACAGCGCGGCGTTTCGATGGGGTGACTTTGCCGGGATCGGCGCCAATAAAAAAGGCCAGCAAGAGCTGGCCTGACGGGTCTGGACGTGTATTTTTTAAAAAAAAGCCTGATGGCATTGCTTGCTGCTGTGCTTTAGGTGCTTTAACTAGCCTTTAACCGGGCCGGTAAGGCCATCATCCCACAATCCCAATGGGGTAGCCGCCCCGCAGTGCTTTTAAGGCTGCTATGGGCCTTCTTTTCTGCGCCCGGCGCGCTTGGCCGCCAAGTCCAGCGCAGCCTTGCGCCCGTCGAGCTTCAGCTCAATTTCCGTAAAGGGCTTGGCCCCTGGCGTCATCACCTCCCAGCTCTTGAAGTGAGGCAGCGAGATACACCCGCAACGGATCACTTGTTCAGCCGGCGCTGTGGGGTCATGCGGGAACTGCATCATGTCAAACCCACCACCCGGATTCGGCACCTTGAATCGTTTTCCGACCTCCATCACCTGGCCGTCCATCAGGTCGTGGTTCCAGCGGCTGTGAATCTTGCCGCTGCGGCGCCACTGCTTGCCCAGGCCGGGCACTAAGGGCTCAGCCTGCACCAGGCGCGAATCGCTGGCCACGGCAAAGACCCGGCTCGCTTCGGTTTGCACGATCGTAGCGGCGCGCTGGGGCGTTTCATTGCCCAGCACCTTCTGAATCGCCCGTATCGCCTCAAACGGCGTTTGCCCGCCGATGGTGACCAGGCTCAGCTCACGCCCTATCTTTTGCGCAGCCACGGTGCCCACATCTTTCAGGCGCAACGCGGCGAACGCCCGTATCTGTTTGAGCACTGGCACGTCGAGCTGAGGCAGCAGCAGCCCCACGTTGTAGCCCGCAGCCGCCAGCGGCTTGTCAATGATGTTCTCGCCCGCCAGCTCCAGCTCACGCATGCGTGCATCAAACAGCGCCCCAGCCCGGCCAGTGGCGCCCTGCAGCACGTCGTCGATCTGGCTTAGCAAGCGCGACAACTGCCACTGCTGCCAGTCGGCAGGCTGGCTTGCCAGCGTGGCCATGATCTGGGTGCGCGCATCGGCCAGTGCCGTCAGCACCTGGTACTCGCCCGCCAAGATCAGCCGGGCGCGCTCGCGCAGGCGCAGCGCCAGCTCTGCTTCATAAGCCTGTTCAGGCGTTAGCGGCTGTGGCATGGGCGGCACCGTTCAGTTGATTGGCCAAATCGGCAGGCCGGTTCTGAAACACATCCTGCGCCGCCTGCGCCGCCTTGCGCGTCTTCAGTTCTGCCCGAGCTGCGTCCAGTTCAGTTTGGGCATCAAAGTCCTGACCGAAGCGCTGGGCCACGTCGGCCACAATCTTCAGCGCCGTCACTTCGGTCAGCAGCCCAGCGTCGATCATCTTGGTGACGGCCTGCACCAGTTGCACCATTGCCGCCGCAAACTTGGTCACATCGCGGCTGACCAGCTCAGGGAAGACGGCAGTCACCTGCCACTTGTCCTCAGCCCAGTCGGGCTTTTCGCCGCTGATGCGGGCGGCCTGCCACAGCACAAAGCGGCCAATCTCCTCCAGCGCCAGCTTCAAAAACTGCTGGCGGCAGCTGTATATCTTGAAGGTTGGCTCGCCCATTTCACTCGCCGCCGAGCGGTTCACATCGCCGCCACCGCCAAACCAATGCTCTGGCGTGGTGCTGCCGCCCAGAACATGGTTGCGCAGTAGCCGGGCGCTCTCGCTGGTGTCCGCTGACTGTAGGTTGGGGCTTTTGGCCTCCAGCTTGACGCTGTCGTTATGCACAAACGTGCTGTTTGGCGCGGGCGGCGTGAACTCCTTTTCGTACTTTTTCACGGCCTCCGGGTCAGCGCCGGTCAGCGTCACGTCCCAGACAAAGCTGCGCAGGTAGCCGATTCTGTCCAATTCGTTGAACAGAAATTCGTCGTAGGCGTCCAGCCAGTCGATTTGTCCCAGCAGGTCAGAGCGTCCTCGGCTGCCGTTTGGAAATTTGTTGAGCTGGTAGAGCAGGCATTCGCCATCAGTAAAGTCTTTGGCGCGGATTGCAGCCGTGCGGGCGCTGAACAGGTCAGAGTCTTCGCCCAGCACGATCACCTTGTATTTGTAGTATTTTCCCCGCGTATCGATTTTTGTCACCACGCCGATAGGCTGCTCTGGGTTGTCCGGGTCAACCACCACCGTGGCGATCTGGCGCGGGTCAAGATAGCCTAGGCGCACAAAGCCGTTGCCCTCGTTGACGTGGGCGATATAGCACTGCTCGCCCAGCAGGCCCAAGGCGCGCACGCGGGGCGAGAGCTTGAGCGGCCAGTTGTTGATGGGGTCGCACCAAAACCCATTGAGCAGCTTTTGGTGGTCCGGGTCTGCGCACTGCAGCGTTACGCCCTCGGCCAGCAGGTAAGCCAGGGGCAGCTCCACTAGGCGGTTGGCCAGCAGGTTGCTTTGCCACAGGTGCTCAGCTAGCTTTTGCATGCGGTCCTGCGCCATCGGCGTCAGGTCGCGCTGGTTCTGCGAGCCCAGCCCGAGCCCATCGCCGCTCAGGCGACTCCAGCCCGGCTCATCGGCGCTTTGCGCGCTGGCCGCTTCGCGCACCGGGGCGGTGGCTTCAGGGGCGGGCTGCTGGGAAGCGAAAAACGCTTTCACGCGGTCAATCACACTCATGGCTCAATCCTTCGCCGCATATTCGGCACTCACCAGCACCAAAGCCATCACGCCGTGGTCATTGTGGTGGAGCACCACCTCGCGCAGTTTCTGGGCGGCCAGCTCGATGCCCTTGCGGTCAGCCTCTGGCAGGCTGGCGATGGTGCCACGCACCAGCAGCAGGGTTTGTTGTTCTTCGGTCATGGTTTTTCCTTCTGAAATTGA